AATCTTCTGTCAAACTGAAACCCATCGCCACTGTTTCGTGCGTATAGCGAGCCGTGAACGCTTCTTGAGCATTATCATACTCAATTGCAGCACCTTCATTCTTAACAGGTGCAGCAGAGAAGCCAGACAACTTAGTTTCTTCTTCAAAGGAACGATCCGAGGTTTCTGTTTCATAGATCTCAGCGTGTTCCTCACCATACTTCGCGTACTCCAACCCAAACAAAGCGTTAAGGCCGGGAAGGAGTTCTTTAAGTAGTTGCGCTCTTGAAATAGCCATCTCTCAGACCTCCTTACGCAGTTCCGGTAGCATCGTAATACTCATGCTGACCGAAGTTGAGTTTAACAAGAACCTCTGGGTATTGCCTGAACACAAGAGTCGAGTTCAATGTAGCAATCGGTGCTTGGTTTAGAACAACCGTAGTTGCTCCAGCCGAAGCAGCCGTATCTACAAAAGATCCAGAAGCAACGTAGTTACCATTACTATCTAATGATCCTACATCTGTACCAACCACCAGAGCTTGCGGCAATGCCGAACAAGTTACAGTAGCGGTAGAAATAGAAGCATAAGTAGCAGTGCCAAGTGATGTCATGCTATCTTCGACCACACTCAACATACGAAGCGGTAAAGCATCCGTAGTTGCAGGGGTGTCATCAGGAGCAAGAACAGCATTCTTGGAATTACCAGTAGAAGTGCTACCAGTGTTGTTTATCATGGCAAGGTTCTGTCCCACCATCGCTTGTGCGCCAGATGCAACAGTAGTAGTTGCAGAGCAGACCACTGCCTTGAAAACCAAGTCAGGATCATCAGCTACAATACCTACTATATCACCAGCCGCTGTACTAGCGGGATAGTTTTGCCTAAAGGTCTTTTGGTTCGTGTTTGGATCTGTATAGCTACAGCCCAAAAATACACCTACTACAGTACCAGCCGTACCAGTGGTAACACTGATTCTCTGTAGATTTCCTCTGGTTAGAGCCACTAAATCTCCATAAAAGATTCCAGTGCCCAAGTTATTAAGGATGGGATATTCACGAGTAGACCCAGCATACGCCTGTCCTCCAATGAGGTTTACAGGCTTTAGCCCGTATGGGGCATCTATCGTTGGATAAGCCATTTTACTTTCCTCAAAGTAAAGTTTTAATTACGCCCCTTTACCGAAAGTAACTTTAGTTTTACGATCATTAAAAAGAGGCATTCGTGGATCATTTTCTCGCATGAGGTTGTTATCAACTGACTCCATCTGAGATCTGGTTTGTGTTTCGTAATAATCTGTACGTTCCTCAACCAACTCCTCTGGAGCTTTACAAAGTAATAGACCTCCAATAACTATGTTATCTTTAAAGCGTTCTTGCTCTATATCAACAATAGTAATTTCAGGATGATCTGTTGCTTTAACAGGTTCCCAACCTTCACGTAATTTAGAAGAAACATTAGGGGCATCAACATTACCCTGTGTACTTACTCGTACCCAGCGAAATGCATAGCCCGGCTCTTCTTTAGGTGAAGGCAATACCTCTGGCCTCTTCCAAGCCTGTTTACGGGCCGTTTTCTCACGGGTGGTGTGCTCACGGTCAATTCTGTTTTTAGCCATTACGTTTTCCTCATTTCTTCTGCAACCTTTTTGGCGTAGAGTTCCAAAGGAACCCCCAGTCTTTTAGCAATAGCTACTTGAGTTTTTGATAACGTAACCTTATTAGGTGACGTACTTCTTGTAGCTGGCGCGACAACATTATTTGATTGTCGTTTTTGTTTTGTTTCTACTTCTTCTACACCGAAGAAACTAGGAAACACTTTTCGCAATCGAGAATCTATTTCCTCGAAGTATTCATCGCTAGAAGGAGACACTCCCTCTTGTTTAACAAGTTTATCGTGCAGCCCCATAGCATATCCAGTAATATCGGAATGCTCTGGTTTACCAAACCACGAATTTTCCGCAGCCCATGCAGATGTTTTATCATCCACAGTTCTCTGGGGTATTTCTTCTTTGTCTTGTACAGGAGTTTCTTCTTCTTGTAAAGACTTAGATTCAAAAGTTTTTAACTTATCTACTTTAATATTAGCAGAAGTTAATTTTTCTTGTGCTTCAACGAGTTTATCTGCATCTCCTGCTTCATAAGCATCTTTATATTGTTTTTTAGCAACTAAAGCCTCACCAGCAGCAGTTTTTTTCGCTTGTTCTAAAAGAGCAACTTGGTTTTTACCAACCGTGTCTTTTAGCTTTTCGTTTTCTTCGATTAACTGTTTAGCGTATCGCTCAAATTCTTCCTTCTCTCTGAGGGCGGATTCTTTACGCCTTCTCTCATCGTGATATCCCTTACTAAAGTGTTTAATTCTGTTTTGTACTTTTTCAGAGTAATCAGCAAGCTCTTCTTCAGTAACCTCACTTGGAGGCTCAGAAGGCTTACGGTTACGATCAGCTTTAGGTGTGTCGTCCACAACTTCGATTTCAATTTCATCTTTAGACTCATCTTTAGTTTCCTCCTTTTGTGTAGTTGGAGACTTATTTACTTCTTCTTCGCCTGTAGATTCTATCTCTATCTCAACCCCCTCTTCCTTTGCATCAGGGCTGGGGAATTCATACTCAACTTTTTGAAATGGCATTTTTAACTCCTTACACTCGTGTTATGCCGCGAGGATCGGCTACAACTGCTTCAATTGAATCGTCATTCATCAGACGATACTCTTTACCACGTACTTTAAACCTTGTACCTGTATTCATGCGGAACATTACATAGTCCCCCTGTTTGCACCAAGGTCCACTAGGAAAACGATCTTTGTCAGAATAAGCCTCTCCACCTATATCTAACACAAGACCAATAGTAGACATCACAGTGTCTAGATGTATCTCTTTACTAGACTTAACAATGCCACTATCACCAAATGTTTCTTCAACATCCGGCATTGCGATTAAAAGTCTATATCCTACAGGTATTGGTAACTCAAGTTCTAAGTCGTCATCTATTAACGATTGTTGCATTGGTTCAGTCATCATCATCTTCCAAGTAATTGCGCGAGAGGTCATTAACATGGTTTAAACAGGCATTCAGACCTCGGATCATACCTGTTATTTCTTTATACTGAGGAAAGTCTTTTGCTCCCCCACTACTTAGAAATTCTGATGCAGAAGATTTATCTTCTTCGATTTTATCTCGTAGCACGTCAAAGACGGTTTTAGCCATTATTCTTTATCCTCCTGTATAGCCATTAATTTAGCTATTTCTAAATCTGTTTTGGTATTCGACTCTCTGCGTTTAGAGGCCATTCTTAATCCCTCTTTCTCCACATCGAGATTTAACTCCTCCTGTTCTATCTTAACTTGCTCCGCACCTAGCACAGCATCTGCCTGATCCTTTCTGGACTTACGTTTTATTTCTGCTGCACGTAGCTCCGCGTCTATGCGGTCTTTTTCAGCCTTACGTTGAACTTCCTGTTGTTTAATCTGCAAATCAGCTTTTTGCATCTGCACGATAGGATCTTGTGCTTGCTCCATAGCTTGCTTCTGCGCCATCTCTTTCCTACCTTGGTCAGTTAACTGTTTAGCAGCTTCACTCACCATTCTGGATAGACTTGCTTCTATATCATCAGGCAAGCGTTTGTTCGGTGGAGGTAGTTCAGTACCAATCTTCTCTTCTATTTTCTTTCTATACAAGAATGCTAGATGTTCAGCTATATGTGCCTGTAATGTAGCTAACATCTGTTTCGCCTGTGGGTTTGTCTGTAACATCCCACCTATCATTGGATCTTGCAAAAACGCTTGGTGTGCTGCTATATGCGCTTCGTGGTCTTGGAATATAAATGCCCTCACGGGTTTTAAGCTCAACACATCCATATTTTCGCTTAATGGATCTGTTGGTTGTGCATCGTCCTTTACAGGTACGAGTTTATCTGCATTTTTAATACCCAATACATCAATCATCTGGCGATGTAATTCGGGTAAGTTGTAAATCTGTGGAGCTTGCTGTGCCATCTGTAGGACAGCTTGGTACTGCACTACTCGTTGCGCCATTGTAGAACTGTTAGGATCGCTAACAGGTATTACATCCACTGCCATGTAATCCATCTGTTTTGCAGATATTGCTCCGCGTGATGGCACATAGTTGTAATCTATGGGTGTGTTCTCAGCTATTATATTCTTGAGCATCTTGAACTCTTGTTTCATAGCATAGTGAACACGAGCCTGTACCGCTGCCATTT